GTCTGTGTTTGAGTTGATTTTCTCGAAGAATCATACTCAAGATTCGTAAACTCAAATGACATCCTCGGAAGTGTCATTTGAACCGGTGCATTCAAGTCCGGGTTTTGTTTTAGTCTTGCAAGAAATTTCTGAGTAGGTCCGTAAGCAAGAGGAACTTTAATGACACTAAAAGTAGAATCATTCTCGTCCTTATGATGAACTTCGATTCCATTGAATAATGAACCAAATCCAATAATTACAGATCTAAAGATCTCATTGTAAAAATACTCAAACATTACTTTGAAGACATATACTTCTATTTATCAGGGCATACCAAACGGATTGGATGTTGAGAAATCCAAAATTGTTTTTGCTTCGAATTCAATGTTATCATTATCTGCAAATGGTGTGACTAAATCATAAGTATTTACAGAACCAATTACATACTTGGCTCCAGATGTACTACCGGTTAGATATTCTTGTGGAACAAAACTACCACTTACAATACTGATTTCAATAATGTTTGTAATACCATTCCATTCCTTTACTCTTGCAGTTGTTCCAGATACAGAACCAGTTACAATTTCATTGAACACAAACGTTCCACCGACACTAACGTTGGGGTTATCAACGAACGGTGGGTCAATAACTACAACTGGGTTAGTATCATATCCAGAACCACCATCTATAACATAGATTGCAGTAACAATACCTGCACTAATTGTTGCAAGACCAACAGCATATCTAGATGGTGATGGGTAGAATGAGTCAAAGGTAGTAGTAGAAGAATCCCAATAGTAATTAGTATCACTGAATAGTGGATAAGTTCCTGCAGTTAAACCAATAGAAACATTAGGTGCCTTAATATATCCAGAACCACCATCGGTAACTGTAATTTTACGAACAGAACCGTCTGTAGAAATACCGGTAACCGCAGCTGCACCAACACCAGTATCACCAGTTATTGATACCCAAGGGGGAACTACATATCCACAACCAGCATCTGTCATATGAATAGCAGAAATTCTACCACCTATACCATTACAATTTGGATAGTCATAAGATAGTGATGCAATACCTGTAGCAGTAATTCCTCCTGGAGGTGCTGAAGAGAAACCGACCTGAGGTTGTGTCACATAATCTTTACCCATATTGGTAATAGTTACCTGACTAACTGCACCTGCGGGACATACCTGTGCGGTTGCTGTTGCGGATCTACCAGCACCAATTAGTGTCAGTGTCTGAATATAACCAATCTGTGCAATCTCATCATCAATGTCTTCGATACCCGTATTGATAACTTCATCTTCATAACGGAAGAGTTCACATCTTAATTCATAGACATACGTTTTCTTGAGTTGATAGAAAGGTTGTTCATGTTCTACAAACTTAATTTCAAATAACCTATCCCCAAGAGGGAAGTATATTAAGTCACCCTCTTTTGGTCGTGTCGAAAGTTCAATATCTGGAATATCTTTAATCAGTGGTGTAATATAGTCTTCGTACCTTTCTTTCGAAATTATGAGTTGTAAGTCATCTCTATTTTCAATACCAAACTTCGATAGAATACTTCCTTGACCAGTATATCCATCATAGTTATCTACATATGCCTCAATTGGATATGCATTAGTAAAGTCAGACTGAATGACTTCTTGTATAACTGTATTAGTTGTAACATACCTTCTGGGTAAGTAATAAACTTCTATTCCATACATCCTCAACTGTTCGTTGACAAGACTCTGGACTAGATTCTGCTCAGTTTGACTACCGTTCAGGAAAAATGGGTTGAGCATAACGTATTACCCAATAAGATCTAAAGGTGGAAGTTCATATGTACTCATCATCTTTTCTTGGATCTTATCAAGATCTGCTTGACCGTCTTCATATATTTGTCTTCCATTAAATTCAATACCACCTGGAAGTTTCACACCCTGGAACTTAATTAAATTCTGACCCCATTGTTTTTTGACAAGGGCAGTTACATATGGTTTTAGGAATGAGTCATTCCAAATTCTTGGATAATCATTGGGGTCATTTGCTGCCCAACAATCAATAACAAGAAACTCACCAACTGACAATTCACTCCAATCAATATCCAAATATAGTCTATCAGTTCTCTGATTGAATCTAATCTGTTTATGAGTATTCAGGATAAAGTTAACTGTCTCCAAATAACTCATCGTCATCGAATACGATGTCAAATCATATCCAGATGCACCCCATCCATTAAGACCAATAAAGTCATTCAACATCATTTGATATCTGACATTGAACATACCCTGTCCCATTCCACCACCAAACTGAAATGCTTTATTCACTCCAATGATTGAAGGTGGGAGTTGTATATAATTACTATTTTGATAATATGTAAATGTAGTGGCAGTCCCTACAATATTTGCGGTAGCGGATGTTGATGCCATACCAACAGTCCCATTCTGATTTTGAGGAGCACCAGGTGGTCTTGCCCTACCTCTATTAATATCGTCTTGAGTTACCTGATACTTTAAGTATACCTGGGTGACACCATCAAAGTGCCTCTCGTTAAAATATTGAATGGCATCATCAATCAAATCCTGAACCTGTTCGTCAGCAACATTGACCTCCAAAATAGGAGCACCAAGTTGTCTCAAAACATAATCAGTGAATTCTTGTCTGGTGGTAGGCTGAGCCATTTATATAAGAACTTCTATATTGACTATTTATAGTTCGGTTTCAACATCGATGTAATGTTTGAAAGTAAACTCTTAATATCACTCATATCATCCTTTAGAGATGAAACTTCTGTTTGGAGAGAATTAAGTCTTTCTCTCTCTTCATTCATTTTTTCCCTATTCTTCACATAGGCTTGGAACTCAAGGTTATTTTTGTTGACAATGGCCCCGGTTGAGGAGTCTCTAAAATAACCATCCATTCCTTCTACTGGTATTAAATGTTTCATATCAAGCGAACGAAATTGCACGAAGGTTTCTTATCAGTGGAGCATTGGACTGATCGATCGATGTACCAACGATCTTGATACGGAAAGATGTAAATGGTATCAACTCATCAATTGTGAATTTATACTCCTTGTAGAGGTTCACAGACGGTTCTGGTTGATAGGAATCAATAGAGGGTACTCTTACATCAGATGTACCATTATTGTTTGAGATATCAATAATAGAACCGTTACTCGCGATATTTGAATATCCAGGGAATGGTACAAAAACAGTCTCTTCTGGTTTAGTATCTTGATTCAATGCATAGAACAATCTAATATCATTGTTATTAGAAATGTATGCATCCAATATGACTTGGAGAGATGTTGCAGGATTTTCAAGAATAATATTCTTGGAAACATATACAAACGAATTTGGATCGTTCTCAGTGCCATTGACTCTAAAGTCAGATGCATAATTAGTAACAGGTCTATCTATTCTATTTGAAGTAAAGACTACAGATGCGTTATCCAAGTCAATTGCAGGACTCAATCTTTCATCAGTAGTAAACATACTGAACAACATAGAGAATGACTTTTGACCAGGGAATTGGTCACTATTCAAATATAGAGACTCATTGAGTGGTGATGGAATCATTCTTTGAGAATCAAAGTAATTTTTACTAAACAAATTGACCTGCTCATAACCCTCATCAAGGTATGACTGTTGATTTCCAGAAATACTTGATGCAGAAATTGTTCTTACCTGAGTAATAAGATTAGTCGCAGTTGGTGTAATTGTGGTTACCTTGGGTGTAATCAATGAGAATGGTAGGTTGTAAGTACCTGTTACATTTGGACCACCACCGACAGTTCTTTCATTGAAGTATAGTGGTGGGAAACCATCTGCATTACCAGGTGCTCTATTGACACCACCAATATTCATTTGAACTTTAATGTAGTAGTAATCCAATCCAATCGGAGCTTCTACCAAATCACTTGCATTAACATTTGATAGTAGGTGTTGTCTATTAATTCTTCTCAACGAAACACCATTCAGTTCGTACTTAGTAACGATTTCACCCAAATCGTGAGTTGCTAATGTTGTATTATCAACTCCTCTTACAATACCGGTCAATGTTCTACCATTAGTTCCAGTGTAACTAATAATTTCTTCTCCAACCTTGATATATCCAGGGTTAGTAGCACCAACTCCAATATTCTCAAATGTTGCGAAATCAGTTATAACGCCCTCAAGAATGATGAATGATGTAGAATTGAATGGATATTCTTGAGCCAAAGTAGTTGGTGCCCCATCACTCGATACTCCATCAATATTGAGTCTATCTACATTAGAATATAGACCGTGATTTCTTTGGAATACTTTGATGTAGTCACCATTAGTAACCGTAGTTATGGGTGATAGGGGAATTACATCTCCACCTACAGTGCTGTTGAGTTCTGTTGTAATACCACTATTATTATCAAAATATAATGGATAACTAGAATTGGAAACAAAGTTACCCTGAACATTTTCCAATACAAGAGTGTTATTTCCAAGAATAGATTCAACAGAAAGTTGCATCCCAGAACCAAGATTGACACCACCTAGATTGACAGGTGTCAGAACATCACCGACTACGTAACCAACACCACCATTGTTTATAGTTGCTGCTGTAGCAGAACCGTTAGTAATGGTAATATTTACAGTAGCATCTAGTCCTTTACCAGTAATTGATGTTAGGGCAACTCCAGTATAAGATTGACTACCACTTGCAGGTACATATCCACTACCACTATTAGTAATAGAAAGATTTGATGTTGTAGATCCAGCAAAGGCAACTAGTGTTCCTGTTGCACCAATATTGAGTTGTTTGACAGTGTTACCCAATACCAAATCACTATCTTGAACAGTAGTACCAAGACCAACTCTAATCTCTCTAGAATTCATAGAAAGACCAGTTGGATCGATCTGTGAAAGAGAAGATGGTAGATTTGGATTAAAGAATTGTACGTTACCAGATGGTCTGAACGAGGATCTAAATATCTCAAACTTAAGATCTTCATACTGACTTGGAGTCCATACTGAAGCATTTTGAGATTTAAACAAAGAACCAAGGAGTGGTTGTTCTGTTACAAGAATCTGACCAGCCTCTTGATCTATAGTTCTTACATCAGCCTCACCCAGTCTACTAATCCATACTTTCCACTCAACGGAGTGTGACAACAGAACCATAGCATATTCGGTTCCACCATTTAGATACACTGGAGAATCCAATGTAATGGTGTATGGAACAGAACCATCGGCACTGACTGTTACATCTGCAGGATTGATATCAACTTCAGAGAAAGGAAGAACCGTTTCTGTAGGTGTTCCAAGTTTACATTCTCTCAACTGGAAAGTTGCGGGAACGGTTGCATCTTTTGCTTGGAAGAATACATTGACCTTAGTAACAAAGATTCCAGTCTCATCATCAACTCGGAATGTTTGTGCGAGAGGGTCTCCTCCCTGCGGCCGAGGACGAGGTGGTGGTGTTGGTCGTCGTATAACATTAGTGGTGAAATTATTGTTAGTGACGTTAGTAATAAAATCTTGTTGGATATTTGTAATATCTTGTTCGATTGTAGTTATAACATCAAATCCACTTTCAACCGCAATAGTATTAGTTGTGAAGTTATCATTAATATTTCTTTGTTGACTAAGGTCCTCAATGCCAACTACAGCATTTCTCAAAGAAAGTGTTGCTTCTTGAGTTGTATCTACATCACCTTGTGAATAGAATGTCCCTTCTCCTGCAGTCGAGACAGCACCTTCAATTTGACTATTAATTTTACTACTGGTGAGTCTAAATCTTGATCTACCAGTTTCAAACGTTGGGTTGGCATTATTCGCACCATCAGGTACTCTGAATGATGCCTGTAAAGTACCATTCTTATCACTAATGAGTCTTACATTAGTAACTTTTGCTTGAGCACCACTAGTTCTACCGGTCAAAATCATCCCACTTGAGATGTATCCACTAAACTGTGGGAAATCTTCAGACGAAAGACTGAATGTATCAATGTTTACAGTATTAGAAGATTCTGAATAGGCCGAATTGACAAAAACGTTTCTGTCATATGGACTTTCATCATAAATGTCTGTTGGGTTGTTGTATGGACCATACTTATGATTAGATGTTGCAACTCTAAAGTCTATACGTGGAACAGAACTCGAATTGTTTTGTTGAGAACCACCATTATTCAATCTACCAAAGACTGTCTCACCAATAGAGAATGACCCATGGATCATTTCAATTTCAATCAACTTAGGTACAATAAATTTTTTGACATCTACTTGATCAAAGAATGAATAAAGTCTTGTAAATGGCCTGAATTTTGTTGCAGTAACATCAATGTTACGAGATCTCATAAAGTGAATGATATCTCTTCTTACAACTCTATCTCCAAGAGATTCGGTCTCAATTACTTCATTGACTGTTGATTGTGTTCCAGATCTTTGTTGATCTAATGTAATTCCACCACCTGCAGAAATGTTATTGACAATTGCATCACTTGCATCAACAATTCGATCGACACCAACATCTCTTCCACGAAGAAGATTATCTACAAGACCATTTGATACTACATCAGATGCACCTTGAAGGAATTGTTGGTCATTTGACAATGACATATCCAAGTTGACACCAACAGTTTCCCACGAATTCCACAGAACAGGACTTACACCAGTTCTTGAACCATCTGCATTGGTTGTTACTTCCGCACCAAGAGATTCTGCAATACCTTGGAACGAACCCTCCATCATTACGTTATTGATTTCAAGTCTATTGACATCAATCCAAACATCAACATCTGGTGTCAATTTGATTGTACCTTGCCAGAACTGAATCAGGAAAGGAGTGACACTTTCAATTCTTGTTGCATATGGTTGTGTCAGCCAAGATTGATCAGTATAGTCAAGAGTAATAACTCTTCCTGTCTGTTTGATATTGTTACCAACAATATCGGCAAATTGTGAGTCTTGGTTTGCATCAGAAGTTGCACCAATTCCAGTAATTGCAGTTGTTCCTAGTTGAAGATTAAGTGCAGTAGTGTAGTGAGAAGGTCTCAGGATACCTTTTCTAGTATCGACACTATTCTTAATACCGATTGTAGAATCTTGGGGTTCAAGAGAAGAGAAGTTATCTACAAAAATACCAGACTTGAACTTATTATTACCGTTTGCATCTTCTACAAACAAATTAAGAGTATTTGTCTCAATTTGACTCAATGAAGTATAATACTCAAGATTTTTAATTCTTTGTTCGAGTTTAGCAATATCAGTCATCTGATATCTCTTGTGCTCTACAAAGTTAATTTTTGCATCAGATGTCTTGTATAGGTATGCAGGTAAAAATACATTAGCAATATTCATTGCTCCACTGATACTATCAGGAAGTCTTGGTTGATCCTGAGGAGTACCTTGAATTACACTTATAGAACCTATTTTATCAATATAAATTCTATCTGCTCTTGGAAGATAGTACTCATAACCAAGAGTCATTACTTCATCGGAAGCAATAATGTGCTTAGAACTATGTTGATTGCCATCAACACCGTCTGCAAAATTTCTACCATCAAATTCTAGTGGTGACCTTGAACCAGCAACAACAGTATAATCACTTACCCTAGGTCTTGCATCAATGATATCGGAATTTCTATGTCCATTTACAGTAGATAGTTTTGCATAATCAAAATTATTGTAAGAATTTGCCGTGGTAATATCACCCTGGTCAGCAGGATCATAATTTGCAGTCTGATAATAAACTTTCAGTTGTCTGGATGGGATTCCTGCAGAACCTTTTCTAATAATTCTTGAGTAGTCGTAATATCCACCTTTCTGTCCATTAGAGAACTTGAAATCTTTGGTGATATTTTTAGAACCGAGTTTTGCACTATTGACAATACCATTAGTTGATGATAGACTTCCAGATACAATTTCACCGTTTTGGAAAGTCGAACTATTTAAGTAGATGAAATATACTTTAGTATCTGTAAACTTCTCAATGTATATTGCCTTGGCACCACTAGTTT